AAGAAAGGTTTGGTAAATCAGTTCAAAGACTTTGTTGCTAAGGCTGTCAATACCATTCCGGGTGTTGAGGTAGACATGACGGAAGCCGACCCTAGGCTCGATGACCTTGTTACAGCTATTCAAAAAATGACTGGTCAGTTGGCGGCAGGCGAGGCGGTAACAGCTACCGAAGACTTGCGTGATGCGTCTGTTCGTGCTGGGTATAACGCTATGATGGTGGAGCTTGAGGACATGAGTTCCAAGGCTCAAGGAATCTACGCTAGGAATAGGGATGTAGAGGAGGTTACTGATGCGGGTCGATGGGCTGCTTCTATGGCTGAGGCCACGGACAGAATGAAGGAGCTCAAGATGAAGATGGTTCTTCAGGTCGATGCTCTATCGGAGGCGGACGCACAGAAAATCATAGACGACGGAGGTAAGCTGTTCATGACTAAGGATGGGCTTGGTGGGGCGTACCTTAAATCTGATGGATACATGGGTGGGTTGTTTAAGAACCCTGACTCACAGTTAAGGGCAATCAGCGCACCTCTTCAAGCCATCAGAGCAAGGGAGGGAGGTAAGTTTTACGATGCTTTTGCAACAAAGCTTGAGAGTCTTTACGTGAGCAATGGATGGAAGCCAGTTGCTAGGCTTGATTTCAATGAGGAGTTTGCACCAGAGGGTTGGAATGACCCTGACTCACCGCTCATAGATAAGCCGGACGTTGTGTTCTTTGTTAAGGGTGAGGGAAAGGTTGGGGACGGTATCCGCATGGATGAATACGACGATGCGTTCAACTATGCAGAAGGTCTTGCCAACGGTAAGGCACAGGCATTCATTAGAGAGCTTCAAAACAAGCCCGGATTAGAGGACTTTCTCACCAAAGCTAACCTCACCGAGACTGAACTTGAGGAGAGAAAGAAGGAACTCTTGCTTCCGGAAAGTCAACGTCAAAAAAGAAAGCCTATTGTCGTAGAGGCTCTCAAGAACTACGCTGCCCAAGAAATCAATCAGGAGCAGTTCATTGAGATTATCAGGAGGGAGTCACCAATTACTCCGTTCCCCACTGTTCCCGAGGTTCCAAGCATACTAGATGTTGGTAGTGCCCTTACATCCAATAAGCTGAACGCTGGAATCATTGACGTAAACAAGACCATACCTCAGGGGTACTATGTTGCGCTTCGTTTGGACATACCTGCATACGACAATTACGATGTGTGGGTTGTTTCCATTCACCAAGGCTCTACCAATGACGTGAGGTCTCCCAATATGGGGGGCTCTATTGGGTATGGTCAAACGGGACTGATTAGTAATGTTGAGTTCCTTGCCATGCCGAAGGCTGCATTTCAAATTGCTACACAGAAAGGGAAGGCTCCTATCGCTCGGATGTTCGGCGATTGGAAAAATCACGATTCGCAAGAGTTACGTCAGCGTGCGGTAGACATCATGGCTGGCGACCAGTACAACGTCTCAGACCACCCTGTAGGAAAGCACGAGGGATGGGTGCAGGTGGGCATGAATCCCTTCCGTCACAGCTGGTTCTATGACAAGAGGGACGGCAACCCGATTGTGTCTGCATCTGAGGTTATTCAGATTGGTGCCCTCGTCCTTGCTAAGGATGTAGAGAAGGTTCCCGTTACCGACGAGAGATTTAGCATAGCCACAGAAGACGGTGCGACGATTAAGTTTCAGCACATCCTTCCGGGTCAAGATGGCATGGACACCAAGGTGTCTTTTAGCAACAAGGCACAGAAGTTTGGTCGCATCTCAAACAGATACGCTGTAGAAGATGGTGAGTTTGAAGAAAGTGCTAATGCTGTACTTCACAACGCTGTGTTTGATGAGGTGCTTAATGAGAGTCAGGTGATAGTATCATCTCCAGACCACATGCTTGTTGGTACTGTTTTTCTTGACGAAGAAGTTTTGGCTGAAGGTGGCGGCGGATTGTTTTATCCAGTTCGAACAAAGAACACATGGGCGTTTGGACAAAAGGGAGATGCTAACGCATTTAAAAACACCGTCAACAAGATGAGAGGTGAGTCTCCTGACGGTAAGGTTCACGTATTACTTGTCAGTGGGACTGATGATAAAGTGAAGAGCAACATCACCACGATGGAAGCAGGGCTTAATCTTATGGATAGGCTAGTTGGAGAGGGTATCCTTACACAAAATCAAATTGACAAACTTATCGTGGACTCTTTGAACGACATCATTGATGCATTGCCAGCAAAGAAGGAAGGCAGGTACGGTGAGAAGGTTAAGTTTAAGGGCAAGAGGGCAGACATTCGTGCGGCTGTGGAGGCAAGTCTTCGCAGAACCGACAACACATCCTTTGAATTAAGGAGAGCTTACATGGATAAGCTGTTCGCTAACCTCGGGCGCATGTCCGTGATTAGGGAAAACCCTAAGTCTCTTGATAAGGTAAAAGAAATTACGGGAGTAAGTAAGCTGACAAAATCTCAAGTTGGAAGCACACTCAAGAGGACGCTTGTTCTCTCTATGATTGAGGGTCATCTTCAAGGTGTCCCAAAAGACGTGGTGTATGCTTCGATTGAAGTTGACTCAGACCTTGAGGTTGATATGATGCCGGGCAATGAGGCATTCCCTGCTGCTGTGGTCATGAGAGATGCTGGTGGAAATAAAAAGACACCAAAGATTCACTTGTTCGCAGACAAACCTCATGTCAACGATGTGATGCTTGACAACGAAACAGGTCTAAGTAGGGCAGACTTCATGGAAGCTAAACTTGCTGACGGTGAGTATGCTAAGAAGGACGGTGTTCGAAGAAGTGAGGCAAACGAACGTAAGGCTATTGATGGTAGATGGAAGGGCAGTATGGGTTTGCTTCAGGCGGCCTACGGTTTTGGTAAAACTAGACCCAAGGCTCAAGCTATTGTTGACTCAGAGTCTAAGGCTCAGGGTAGTTTCCTGAAGAAAGTTTCTCAGATGATTGACAAGGTGTACCCATCACCTATTATCAGTCGAGATAAGCGCAGAAAGAATCCCGTCACAGGACTGGATGAATCTCAACAGCTAGATGCTTTTGCTTACGCCAAGAGTGAGGTTATTAAAACCCTGATGGACATGGGTATGTCTAAGGAGGGGGCCGACATGATGTTCAAGAAAGCTGTAGCTTATAAGCAGGGGCGTTCTCAGGGAAAGAGAGAGGGTATGCGCGTGGCCATGGCTAACGCAGCCGAGACTCGTAAGATGGGGACTAAGGCGAAGAACCTACAGAAAGCTCTCATTCAACTGAAGGATAAGTCCAAGACCTTTAATGAGTTCTTGACTAAAGCTATTGAGCTGATTGATGGACGCATGAAGGAAGATGCAAAGACTCCTTTTACCCGTTCTCAAATTACAGGAATGGTTAAGGCTATCCGACAGGCTCATAAGACCAGCGGAAAGAAGATTGAAGAGCAGGGCATGGAGGCTATGCAAACTTTCATCGACAAAATCTCTGTCATCTTTGACAAGAGAGACTCTAGGGCTGAGCTGCAACGATATCTAGATGGTATCAAGCACGCTCAAAAGTTGCAGAAGCGAATTAAAAGAATGGCTAAGCCAAAGGGTAGAAGCGGTGCGGCAAAAAACGTAACGACCTACGCTAAGATTGCAAACGGTTTGGCTTCAATCAATCCTGCACTTCTACCACAGAACGAGCTGGAGGGATTCGTCAGCACACTGATGTCAACCATCAGCTCGATGTCCAAGGCTAAGGCGGTCTTTGAACCGGAGATTGAAGCCTATGTTGGGGTGTCTTTCGCTAAGACCGAGGCGGTAGTTCTATACAATAAACTCAGCAACTATCAAGCAATGGAGGAGCTGGGTCGGCAGGCTGTGTTTATGGCTCGCGCTCAACTACGTGCAGCAAAGAACAATACTACTGTAGAAGAAGAGTACAAGAAACTGGTTCAGAATTACGAGAGAAGTAGGTTGTCCTCTAGTCGTAGAGCCATACTTAAATTCATTGATGACAACCCAACAATCCAACACCCAGATACAGGTGATACTGTTGTGCTTAATGCAAGCAACCCGGCGCACGTTGATTTGATTACTCAAATTTTGGCTGAGCAGGCTGCTACAAAAGAGGAGTTGCAAAAAGATGCCATCATCAATGATGTATTACTCCCAAGAATTGTAGCTAATATCGACAAGCTTCTGGAGGACACACAGATTGCGGACATCCTTGGTATCTATAGCGTTGCAGACTTGGACTTTGATAAACTCAGAGCAAGACTCAACAAACTAAAAAGACATCACATCATCAACCTTGATTACAGGCTTGACGATTACCTCATCAATGATTCGGTATATGGTATCGGGTACATGCACGCCCTAGTTCAAGGTAACATCGACATGCCTAGCGAGCTTGAAAAACTTGTGAAGCGTAAAGGATTGAAGGCGAGAAAAGGTGCTCTTTTTGGTATGCTAGATACTGTCAACTCCTATCTGTCTAATGTGATTCCAACAGACAGGATAACCTTCGCGAAGCTTAGGGTTGCTATTGGTTTGGCACAGCTAACCAATGACTTTGCTAATGCGGATTTCATTCACAGTCAGGTGGTTGAGTTGTTAGAGAATGAGATTAACAGAATTACCGAAAAGGGGGGAAGCGTAACAACCAGAATGGACAGAGCTATCATGCAGCTGTACTCTATGGCTAAGCAGATGCCTGAGTTTGAGGGCGAGCGTGGTCAAGCTGAGGCGGCTTGGTACTTGGAGCTTCGAAACTCTATGCGTAGAACGATTGATTACTACTCTGAACAGCAGTCTTTTTCTAATGAGGAGATTGATGAGTTTGAAGATGCATTCAATTACATGTTTGGTCAGGCTGAAACTCTTTCAGAAATGATTGCTCGGGTTGAGTCTGAACGTAAGGACGTAGTAGAGATGGTTCAGTTTACGTCGGACATTCACTCCAGCCTAATGCCAGCGTTTAGAAACTACGTCGAGAGGTACCTTGGAAAGGAGCTGGTTGTCGAGGACAACTACACTGCGTTTGAGGTTATTCCTGAAACTGGAGCAAGGGATGTAGATGATATGCTAAGCCTTCGAATTTCACTCAATGATGCATTGGCAAGCAGCTCACTATCGCAAACTAAAAAGGTAGCCGGAAGTAGCTTCGAGAGAAATCCTCGTTCACTCAAGGGTAAGAATAGAATTGGTCTTGACTTTCTATCTGCTAATGAGAGAACGCTGAGAGACAACATCATATTATCCAACACCGTTGGTTCAGTTGTCCGGTCAAGCTATGTCCTAAACAGCGACGCAATGAAAGCCTTCATCCCGAACGCTAAAGTTCGCATGGAGCTTGAGAGGAAAATCATGCTGTATGTGCAGCAAGATACTGGTAAGGTTCCTCCAGTGTTCCAACCTACATTCAAGGCTATTGGTTTTAGATTTATCAATCCCATCAACCTGCTTCGTAATGCGGTCATCGTAAGGGCATTCGGTAGCTTCGGTATTCAAACTCTAAAGCAGAGCACGGTTCTTACGTCGGTCATGTTTCAGACCAAGAACCCAATTCAATCTATCCCATATCTGCTTACAACCCTATCGGAGATGGTTTACTTCTCCTTGAAGACTCTAGCGGGTAAAGACGCTAAGCTTGCTCTTGATGATGGCAGGTACAAACTACTTCAAAACTCTCCTGTATTCCAGAGGGACTACGAGGCGGGCAACATCGACCCATACACAGGAAGGATGAGCCTTGATGAGGGTAGTCTTCAAAAGGTCGTCAGGACTATGAGTGATATAAGCTTGAAGAACCTTAAGGGTACTGACAAGGTTGCGGCTGTAGCATCGTGGTTCACATTCTATGGCGATGCCTTGATTACCGAAGGTGTCGTTGAAAGCTTTGACCAGATTGATTGGGATGCCGAAGCTGTTGCCCCAAACTCTACAGCATTGAGCTATGCTGACGCAATGGTGAATAAAGACCAAGCGGCATCTACTCCAAGAGAGGCAGCTGATTTGTACATGCAGGAGAAAGGTGTGAAATCTATCATTGCCTACCTCGCACAAAACATTCTTCTTCCGTTCTCAAGATTCGCCGTAAATAAGAAGCGAAGCATCTCTTCGGATGCAATGAGAATCTACAAGGGTGATGCGCAAGCTAAAAAAGAGGGTGGTGTTGCTATGCTTGGACACGCTGCCGAACTTACTCTATTTGCTTACATCGGAAAGGTTTTGATTCCTGCAATCTCTAGCATCTTTATCGACGATGACGAAGACGAGATGCCAAAAGATTCGAGATGGAGAGACATTTTATCTCAGGTTGTTGTCGATGCGAACCCGCTCCCTCCAATGGGAATCTTTGACAATCAAGTCAAGGGTGCTTTGAACAAGTTCCTATTCTATCCCTACGATGTAATGATGGAAGGTGATTTTGATTTAGGTGACGATGATGGATACGAAAGATGGACAAGGCTAGGTAAAGGTGTTCCGATGTACTATAAGTCTGCGCCAAAGGATGTAACTCAAGGGTTCACTAGATTCCTTGGCCCGTATGGAGACTTCCTTGACGATGCTAGAACGATTGCAGAAAACCTTGCGCTACCACCCAACCGTGTGGTGTCGAGCAACGGTACGGAGTACTTCGTTAGACCAGAAGACAAGGAAGCAATGGAATTGCACTACTACATGAAGACTTTCCTGTTTGCTGGTCAGATGTTCGGGCTGTCTAGTAAAGAGATTGATGTTCTTGTACGTGAGATGGATGACCTACCAAGAGACAGGAGGTTGTCCAACGAGGAGGCACTCGCTGCATACGAGGTGATTGCAGAAAAGTATGGCAACACCCTTGAAGGTGAGGTCATAGGCGAGGAGAGAATCATGAAGGTCATCGAAGACAAAGAATCTGTGTTTGATAAGAAGCGTGCTGCTGACAGCTTCCGCTCTTCTGTCAAGCCATTGGTGGCGGAGCAGGTGATGAGGGATGAATACCCAGAGGGCTACAAGTCATATATCAGAGAGGCTCGCAAGCTACCTAAGCAACTTAAGAACGCTAGAGATTACTACGCCTACCTCAGGGGGAAGAGTCAAGACATGGAGCCGCAAGAGTTTGAAAAGTTCAAGACATTCATTGACTCTTATCTGGCCATCGTCAGACCTTCGTTCTACGTTGAGGAGCAATACATAGAATCCGTAGAAGAATGAAGCTAGAAGTGATGAGGTTTAGCAGCCAAGAGCGGGACACGCTGGGGCTGTTGTTTGATGTGAGCAACGGGACAGAGTTCCGTGAGTTTCTTTGCTTCACCCTTGAGGACGAAGACAGAAAGGAGAAGGTCATGCATGAGACACGAATCCCTGCGGGAACATACAAGCTAAGGCTAAAGACTTGGGGTGGATACCATGACAGGTACACCAAAAGGTTTGGCGACATGCACAAGGGTATGCTTGAGGTATTGGATGTGCCTAACTTCGAACACATTCTGATTCATTGCGGCAACGATGAGGACGATACTAGCGGGTGCCTCTTGCTTGGCAATACCCAGACGGAGAACATCGCGTCCACTGGATTTGTCGGTGGCTCGACCGCAGCATACAAAAGAGTTTACCCTCCCATCGCAGCTGCACTGGAGTGTGAGGAATGTACAATTACATACACCGATTACGATGGATGATAAAAAGAAAATCAAAGACACTGGTCTAGGCAAGTGGCTTGCTAAAGCTGCGCCTAATGTACTCAGCACTGTAGGGGATTTACTTCCCGATAAAGGAGCACTTGGCATAGTCAAGAACTTGCTTGATAAAGAGCCGGGTGTTTCACCAGAGGAGGCTAAGGCTCGTGTTGATGCGGAGATTGCTTACCAAAACAATGTGACCGAGCGTTGGAAAGCCGACATGAGCAGCGATGTAAAGCTCGCTAAGTACATTAGGCCAGTAACACTGATTGCCTTGATGGTAATGTTTGTAATGACCATGGTGCTAGACTCTATGGATAACCTTCCATTCAACGTGAAGGACAGCTACGTGTCTCTCCTTGAGATACTTATGCTTACATCATTTGGTGCTTACTTTGCAGGACGAACCATTGAGAAATCCAGAACAAAATGAGCGAAGAAGAATTTGATATCAGCTTTCTTGACCCGAAGAAACTTAAGGAGTCAGAAGACAAGATTGAATCGGGGGAAATCACCTGTAACATTGAAAGTCCAGAGGATTGCGAGTCATGTAGTGGCTAACAAAAACCCCCACTCCGAAGAGCAGGGGTCTGAAAGGTAACCAAAATTCGCTATGCACTATCCGGCGTAACGCAATGCAATATACATCTTTATGGCATTCGCCAGAGCTCTGACACCTTGCATTTGTAAGCGTCAACGTGCTCAACAAAGCGTCCATCTCTATCCCCCTTGCGTACGCGCTTCGCTTTACTAAGAAAATCTTTCTTGGTTATCCAGCCTAGTGCCCACACCCTGAAGCTATTGTCTGTCTTGACGATAGATGTAAAGATGTATGTATCACAGTCCTGATGCAGACTAGTGTCTGCAATATGGCAATCGAAGTAAGGTGATGGTAGTTTGGTTCTGCGCTTGGTCTTGATGTCGGCTGTAAGGACGTTGCCTTTGGGTGCCCATAATAAATCGTAGTCGTAAGTGTCTTCAAGGCTCTGTTTCAGGTGCTCTGAAACCGATTGCTCTGCAATGAATGCCTCTAGATTTGCTTCACCCTCTGTGATACTGTTGTTCAATGCGCCCATTTCTTCTGCGCGTTCTTCCGCTCTGGTAATCATGCTAGATGTTACCGAGAGCTCAACCATACGAGATGAATACAGGAGTCTTGTCTCCAACGTACGAGCCAACGACATTAAACTCCATAAACTCAACAGCATCCTCAATAGTCATACCGTCTCTATGGATTAGGATTGCAACACAGGTGTCGTAATCGTACACAGCTACGACGTTTGCCCCTTGCGTGTGACCAATCAAAGCTTCTTCGAAGCCATCAGCCAATAGTGCATCGTTCTCTGCTAACACCTCGATAAGGTAGTCTCTTTTAAACTTATTGAGACCAGCGATAAACTCTTTAGTGGGTCGTGTGTTCATTTCAAATCCATTACTCGTAAGAACATCTCCCCGCTCTGCTCATCAAACGTCTTGATTGCTTTGTAAATCTTTCGAGACTCTCTTTTCACAGCTTCCCGCTCACCCTTCGTTGAATCCGTTCCTAGGCCGCAGTGCAAAGCACAGTCCATCCTAAGGAGTTCGTCCATCTTTTGTTTGTTTGTCCAAGTCGTGAAGCCTAGAATCTTATCAAGGTCGTTAATAGTGTAATCCATTTAGGTAACTGTTAAGGGCGCGTTGTACATTCGTCTCTTCTCCAATCGGACACTTTTGATGCAGCAATTCCTGTATCCCATCAAAGCCACCCTTCCACACGTACTTCTCTTTCACTTCGCGTAGGTATTCCTTCGCTTCGGTGACATCATTCTCTAGTGACTTGATTGTTTTTCTAAGGTTGAACACCTCGTCCTTGAGTTCTTTGTTGCTCATGTCAAACACTGGGTCGAAGCTACCGAAGTACACTGCCTTTGCGCTTTCGTAAGAACCCTTTAGCCTTTTATCATTTAGAATGTATCCGTCAAATCGTTTCTTGTAATGAACGATAGTGCAGTGAGTCTTACCTAAGTACTCAGCAATAGCCACCGTAGTGTAGCCTTTGTCCAGTAAAATCTTGGAGAAAATCATACGGGCATTTACGTTCTCTCTGTTTCGGCATGTTGTAATCAGCTCAACATGAAGAATACTTTCAATGGCTTCATGAAGAACGCCAAACTCCTTGTTAATAATCTTTTTCATTGTGTTAAAATCGGAAGAGAAAGATAGTCAGAGATGTCATAAACAGCCAACCATCCGCTGTCTTTTTTCGATTCATTAACAATGTCCCAAGGGAGAATCCAACCACGAGCATTTACCGGCATGCCCTTACCCACGTCTCTTTTTGTGTCGCGTGTATTCAAGTTGCTTGATTCACAGAATCTTAGTAGGGCTTCGCGATTGAAGAGATGTGCGTGAGCCTTGTAGTCACCGAAACTATTCTCATCAACTACAGAATTAGGTGCGTACTTAACCACATAGACCCAGAACTTTGAAATCGACGCTCGAATCCCACTGTCTTTATCCGCACTTGGGTTTACATACTCAATAAACAAGTTGCCAGTGGGGTCTCTACGGGTTCCGTATGAAGACCAAGCTGCCGAAGATTTGGTATCCCACTTGACCTCGAAGTAAACCTTATCGTTTAACTCAACGATATCCCAGCCGGGCTCCTTGCCCTTTGACTGCTCGTATGTCTTTAGGGTTTTGTCCCCCATGAAGTTCATCCAAGCAAGCTCTATCCTGTTGCCGAACTCAAGGTCTTTACGAAAGCTGCTCGCCATCTGATTCTTCTATGTATTCTTTGAGGGCAGACTTCATCGCTTCAAGTTCCAAGATTACCAGCTTCTTGTACTTTCTTACGTTGTCTAGCGTTTGTTCCCAACTCGTAGTTGGTGCACCCTTGTTATCATGAAGCTGCTCGTACAGCTCCGTAGTCAACCTCTGTATCTCCTGAGTACAGTAGCTGTAGAGCTGACTAAGTTTTTGCTTCTCCATTGATGTGGTTTAGTATGATTGTTATCGCGGCATCTATTTGTTTTTTGTTTTTAGGGATGAAAAGCATGTAGTCATCCATGTCATTGTCTGACATGTACTTTAAAAACAGCTTCCACCTTAAAGGAAAAGTGTGTTGTGACGGAACCCAACCCTTCGTCTCAATAATGAAACGATTCTCATGGCTAACAAAGTCTGGAGTGTACTTAATCGAAAGCACCACCTTGTTTGTCGCATCAGTCATAACATCCTTACCCCGTGTAGACTTATGATAAACTCCGGGATACCTAAACGAGTCCATCAACTGAAATGTCTCGCTCTCGTATCCGAAATCAATCTTTGATTCTTTCAGCCTATCGTAACAATAGGTCTCAAGAGTTGACTTCAGTTTTACTGAACCCCTATTGAGGTCTTTGCGCTTCCTCCCCTTTGTTGGTCTTGTTAAGTTCTTCCGGCGTTTAGCCATGCCCTAAAAGGTACGGTCAGAAGTGCTCTTGTTTGCCAACAAGTTGTTCACCAAGGGATGTGAATAGCTTTTGGTTAGGTGCGTGCATGGAGAATCCGCTCTGTGTTGAGTTCAATTCAAAAATCATTGGCTGCGCGTAGGGAGTAGGCTTGCCACCAGTGTCCACCTCTCGAACCTTTCGAACGTGCATCTCAATACACCTGCGCTGGAGAACATCGGGGTGCTGAATCTTTCTGTGTAACGTGATGAAGCAGTCACTACGATTCACCCACTTTCCGCCATGCTCAGTATCCTCTGCGTAAGGAGCGACTTGCAAACCGTCATCGCCTTTCCTGCGCTGGCTCTCAGTAATGCTGTGAGCGTTTACCCATACAGCTACATCCATGTTGTTGCTGAATGTCAGAAACTCTGACGCTGCCTCATAGTGATACTCGTGAGGGCCGACCCCACGGTTAGCACTCATCTCAATCTTAAGGCTGTTGTATGGGTCAACAAACAACCCGTCAATCGGATTCTGTCTGTGCACCTTTTCACAAAACAAGATGATGTCCATGTAACTGTAGGTCTTGCTGTTGTCAATAACAACGAAGTGCTTCTCAACCCAGTCCCTAGCCTTCTTACGTTCGATGTGTGTGGTGCTACCAATTTTCTTATTGAGCGCAAACTGAACCAGCTTCATCTTCACAGCAGCAGAACGATTCTCTGAGCTGTAGATTACCCACCTCCAGTTGTGATGCATTGAACTTGCCACCATCATCCACAAAGCAAAGGTTGTCTTTCCTATGTTGCTGTGTCCATTAATCATGACAAACTCCTTCTTGAATACGAAGCTCTCATCCATGAACTGATTGCCTGTGCTAAGACCCAAGGGTATCTTACCGTCCACATACTGCTCAATCCAATCGTAGTCGATGTCGTCACTGCTGATAAAGGACATGTCCCCATCGTTCAGCTTCATGTCCCTCTTAATCTTCTCCTCGCTGTTAATGACCTCGCTAATCGGTAGCTTCTTTCCGTTCGCTATACCGTCGCTGATGGTTAACAAAGCCCCTTCCAAATTGTCAATGTCCCGCTTCTGAATCTCTCTTTCGAGTATCCAACGAGCAACATCTTCTTCAACAATACCACTGGCAATGTACCCACCCATCAAACTAGAGGCTTTGACAAGAACGTTGTGCTTCTCTCCTTCCTCCGCCTTGCGTATCATAGCTGCTGCTATGTTTATCTTATTGAAGTCAGTCCTCCCAGACAAGTCTTTAACAACCTGATTCTGAGAATGCTCCGACATCATGCCACCATACCTCTCGTACTCAGCCTTGACAACGATGTCTGGGTCGTATGACTCAAAGCACGCTCGGCTTTCATTCTCTCCGGTGCTGTCTAACTCAAGGCCGTACTGCTCATCGAAGTATTTAATCAGTGAGCGGTAGTGGTCACGATGTCTCTCCGTGTTTGTTATCTCTACTAGACCCTTAACTCCCTCACCACTGGGTGATGCCCAGCACGACATGATGTACTTGTCTCCAGCTAAGGCAGACTTAGTTCTTGTTACGTCAACATGGTCAAAGTCTAGGACTACCAAGCCACTGTGAAACTTTAAGCTGTCATCGCTTCGCTTGTTCTTCTCAAAGACTCCGCTAAAACATACCGCAGGTAGTTCTTGCTTAATAGACTTATCACCTTCCCTTATTAGCTCAACCTTTGGTTGGCTCTTGCCTTCCTTAATCCTCGTTAGAACTGTATCTAACGATGTTATTACTGCCTCCTGTGTGCGATAGATTGTCGGATAGATGGTTACCTTTTGATTGTTCATCGCGCAGCTGTTGTATCTGGTTCTCGTACCACTTCGCTTTCTCCATGTCCTGTTCCGTGCTGTTCCCCGGCTTGTTCCCTGCCCGCATGCGGTACTTGAAGGCGTTCATCTCGCAGAACGCGATGTATGAGTCTTTGCCCCAGATATCTATCATCATCTGCCACACTTGCTTGCCCCCCTTCTTGTAGTGTTCTGGGTTTATAGCGTCTAAGTCTGATTTGGATTCGGTCTTTGAAGGCTTCGAGAGTTTCGATGATGCCTTTGATTGTATCAATTTGCTCATGAGGAGAAAGAAAGTTTTGAGCCTCTAAATTTAAGTCCTCCTTCTTAAAGGAGTCTAGCTTTTCCAGCACGATTCGAGAGGCTGTTTCGAAGTACGTTCTGTATTCAGGGCTTGAGACAAAATACATCTCATGACTCTGCTTGTAATGATAGATAGTTGTCCTGTCTTTATTGAACAGGTTTGAACACACGCTGTGGTGAAAGAAGGCTGATGTAGCATTGGCAAAAGCTGCCCTTATCTCTACCTGCTGTCGTGTTCTTGAGTTGTTTGGTTCTGCACCGATAGCCTCGATGTAGGCTTGGTATGTTTGTCTGAAGATGTCCATTGAAATAAAATTTTGTACTCCCGGCAGGACTCGAACCTGCAACATTCACCTTAGAAGGGTGATGCTCTATCCAGTTGAGCTACGAGAGCATAGCGAGGGGAGCCAGAACAATTCACGAAACTGACTCCCCCCTTGCGGTCACGATGGTCTTGACCACTAATTAGAATGGCACTTCAGAAGTGCTTTGCTTATCTACCTTGCGTTGCTGTTCACCTTGACTATTAGGGTCATACACAGAGCAGAAGGCTTTCATCTTTCGATTGTCTTCTCGGTCTGGTACAGAGACTACATCAATGTAAACTCTACCCTTTGCAGTTGCGTACTGCTTCAAGTTGTCCAACTCCTCCAGCGTAAATGATACTCGCTGGTTTACTCGTGGGGATTCAGTGTATCCCACATACACGTTGCTGTTATCAGCCATGTCTAAAAAATTAAAAGGTTAATGTAAACTGCTTGTACCGGTTGCGGGATTGTACAACTCCCATAAGTCCTTCAGCGTACAGCCACATTAGGCGTAGCTTAGTTCTGTCCTGCTCGTCCATGGCATCAGCCAGTTCCTTGTAGGGCATCTTCAATTCAGTGATGGCATAGTATGCTGTAAAGCATCGGTCGGTGAAACCGTCCTTGCCAAAGTCCTTACACTTGGTAACGTCGATACCAAAGTGCAGGTTTGCTCGGTTGATTAACTCTTGTGCCTTCATTAGATTAATCCTTTGATGTAGAACGTCTCTGTCTCAAGGTTGTTGTCCAAGTATCGAGTAATTCTTTCTACTGCTTTGTCAAACTTCACCTTGCCATTCTCAATGGTTTCGTCACTGGCTTGGTACACACCGATGACGTAGGGATACGCCTTCTCTTGCGCCACCCAGTAGAACTTATCCAGACCAAGCACACTACAGTAGATGTAGGCTTGGATGTCGTACCCGTAGTCCCGTACTGCGTAACGGAATGCCGATAGGCTACGAGTAGTCTTGTGGTCGCTGATGTAGTCCTTGTTCAAGCAGTCCAAGAATCCACGTACAGGAACGCCTGAGATTTCTTTATTGAACTCGTGTTGGTAATCACCGATGAGGTACTCCTCCATGACACCAGTCACCTTCAATCTCTCAATCATTTCTTGAGCCTTCTTGAAATCGTCCTGACCAATCAGCTTGACTTTCTTCTCTTCGGCCTCCTCTTGGAAGTCCTTAACCCAAGCCTTGTACTTGTTAGTCATGCGTGGTGCACGACCACCAATCTCTTCACACTTTGCGCTGTCATTAAGCACTAAGAATTGTTTATCGAAATCCTCTGGTGTAAACAGAAGGCAGTCGTACATACTTCCAAACGTTAGGGCTTCGCTCTCCTTGAAGAGCTGTCCCCTCATGTACATCTCCCACAAGCGCATGTCTTGCAGTGCGTACTTCACTGAGCTGTATGATAAGTGACCCTTACCTACGGCTTCTGCTAATTGAACTGACAGCATTAGGCTTCGGAGTATTCCACTAGTTTGCTGTACTGAGCCTTACTGAACTTGGTCTTGGATTGCTTTTCAATCTTACCCCAAGCGTCCTTCCGGTCTTTAGCGTTCTTGAGGTAGGTCACCGCCTTTTGGTAGTCCTGCTCAACATCTTCCGGCTTGTCCTGTTTTGCGATAGCCTCTTTGACCTCATTAGCCGAGGCAATGCTGGCATCTATTCCAATGCCCATCACCGCAAGTGCACGACCAATGGCTGAGGTCTCACAGTTCTCAACAAAGGATGTCTTGTTGATGTTGCTTGAGGATTTCTCTTCGTGAGCAGTTCCTGTGGCAATGACACGTTGTTCAGTGTCTGCTACGATGGTCTTACATAAAACCTCCGTCCCATCATCAGACAAGGAGCAGTCGGTTGAGATTGTCCAGTTCTTGTACTGGTCTTCCTGTCGGAAGAATTTGATACGCTCGTTTACTTCGACGTATTGTTTGCCACGGATGTTCGTGGTCTTGAATTTGTGTTGTGACATATTCTATTTAATAAAGGATTCAACTTCTTTCATTATCCATCCTTGTAGTATCACTACTGGGTGTAGTAGGATTGACAGGAGGAGTAGGGGTGATGCTATTAGCATCTTGATTGCTCTCATCATAGGCTTTAACTAAATCTTCGTATTCATCAAGTAGTACACTCTGTTGTCGTATCAAGTTGTTGTAAGCTTCCCTCTCGACGTGAACCGCTTTTGCAAAGTTCGATGTTTTCCGTGACATTTTCAACAGATTACCGCACATTTTTTTCCACATGTTGATTGCTTCATTCATGAGTCCCATTCTTTTAAAGGGTCTCGCAACCCAAGGTTTTCTGCTTCGTCTGCGGCCAGCATGCATGCCTGCACCATCTGACTCTGGTCTATCCTGCCTTGGTCGTACCTGCGGCAAGCATCAAGGAACATCCGGCACACTGTCTTACTATCGTGAAGGTCGAAGTGCATTGTCAACATCTCCACACGGCTCATATCTTCTGTTGTCTTACTCATTGTAAAAGGGGTTATGGTTTATACATCTACAACGTTTCGCGTTGCTCTTTTATTGTGTCCTTCACCGTAATTGACAGCTCGTGCCAATCTATTGTCTGAAGGCATCCATCAACGAAGTCCTTGAGGATTCCGTTAGGTAGTTTGCTGTAGGTATCCTCGACCATCATATCGAAGCAATCTCTACACCACTGGGGACTTGCTCCCGTTAGGTCTTTCGGATTCTCGGTGTCGATGTAGGTCTCTGCTAGACCATCAACAAAACCCCAGACGTTGACCAACCACGTCTCTCTGTTGCGGAATGATTCGTAACTCATGGTGTTGGTGCTTTAAGAATACCAGTCAACCGGTGATAGTCGCTCAGGATTCCGTTGCGACGAGCCATATCCATGCCTTGCTCGTAGGTGAAGTACTTGCGGTCGGGTTCTTCCATGTGGTCTTCCTCGGACACATCGTCCCATACGCTGTAGCGCAGAACTCCATCATCACCATAAACCCAGTACTCATCTCCCTCGCTGAAGGGAAACTTGAGCCTACGCTGGTACTCTGACCAGTCTTGCTTGAATGCCTCCAGCTTCTCATTAATCTTCAGCTTGTGATACTTCTTGTAGCTGACTTGCATTGGCACTCTCGATGAGTTGGTGTTGCCTGCGTACACTTGACAGAAGGCCATCATTGCCTCGTCTGTCCACTCGATATTACTATTTACTTTACTCATGATGAAATGTTTTTAGGTTTCTATATCTATAACGCCAGAGTATCTGGGTTATTGCACTCCGTTTGTTAACGGATGTTAATTACCAAGATGAGCTGTACTCGAAGTCCATCGAGTGCTTCATATCCTTGGCTTGGATTTGCTGTTGCACAAGCTTCTCTATAACCTTTGCGGTCATGCGCAAGTCTTCTAAGTAGTACTCATCAAACTCTGTGCTCCCGTAGAACATCCCACCTTGTGTGGGAAGTAGTTCCTCGGCTCGCTCTGGCGATGCGATGACGGCAAGGCATGCGTGTCGCAACTCTTGTAGTTGCTCGATACCTACGTAGTACTTCCCGCAGTCATCATCTCCGTCCTGTACGTTATCAACGAACCACTTATGGATGGCGTTGGCCTTTCTCCAGCACAGCACCTCCTCGCGGATGCTGGTCACTTCGCCCACGCTTCCGAGGAAGGGTACGCTCTTGTTGTTCATCTTAGCAGAGACCTTGTAGTCTCTGTCTGGTCGGTGACTCCAGTTCCTCACATAGTGATTCCGAGTCAGGTACATATCTAATCCCATGGTGAATTGTTTTTGGGGGGTTAACTTAAATGTCCAGTGATTCTAGCTTCCAGAATAACGATATGACATCGTTGAAGTCTGTGAACTTGGTCTCAGAAACTTGGTCTCCGCTCTCTGAGAACACTACAGCTTCATTGATTCCGTTGAGCGTTGTGATTGACAGCTCAAGCTTTCCGATTTGAATCTTCATGACTCCGGCTTCGGTGGCCTTGTTTTGTGTCACGCTGAAGTGACGTGGGGTTTTATCGAACATACTCATATTGAATTGTTTTTTGGTTTCTATAGTTAGAACGGCAGAAACTCGTGAGTTATTGTGCCATCCTCGGATAAACTTCCTTGGTCGATGAGGTGACGAGCAGTACGACCATAGCTACCTTGAAGTGACCAAGCCATGCCAGTTTGGATGAGCACGGAGAACAACTCCAATACTTCTTCAACTGTAGATTGTCGCTCCTCGAAGCTGATAATCATGTCGGTCAACTGACCTCTCTCTGGGATTGCGGCTTTACTCTTCATCATCTTCCTCAATGGTTTCAAATTCAACTCCCGTGTACTCTTCGATTGCGCCATCTATCCTGTCATGCAGTTCGGTGACAAAATCCTTGAGGTCACTGAGCATTTCCTTTGCGCTCATGCTTCGCGTGCAACACTGAATCTCGTAGTGCATCTCACGAGCATGTGGTAGTAGCTCGGATACCTCCATGATGGCGGGAGCGCAGTCCCATCCGTCTTCTGTTGTCTTAATGATTTTACTCATGGTGAATTGTTTTTGTGGTGTTTCTATAGTTAGAACGCACCTTGTTCTGAGATATTGTCCGTCGTTTGTTAACGGATGTTAATTAACTCCATCAAGCTGTACTTAGCATCAAGTGCATCAGCTACTAGCATCTGGGATTCTAGGTCAACTCCTTGGAAGAAGTTGTATGCTTCCACCAGCTCTTCCTTCGATAGGTTAAGCTCGATGAATGGGTTGTGTGCGTTATCGAACATCATGCCGCATGTATTTGGTTCTGGTGATTAGTCAAGTTGCTTTCAGCCTGCTCTTGCTCCTCCTCCAGCTTAACCAACTCAGCCCTTTCTTGAACGAGCTGTTCTCTCATGTTGTTGATGCGATTGACTTTGTTCTCCACTCGTCGCTTTGCTGTAGCATCTCTGTCTGATAGCCCTCGCAACTTATCAGCATCCTCATACTTGAGTCCAGATGCAATCACGTTCGCCTCTGGCTTGACCTTAGAGCACTCAACGCACCCGAAAGACTCTGAGCCAACTTTCACTACAGAGAACGTAGTCTGCTCTGGCAGTTCCACGCACTGGGCATCGGCCAGCTGTCGAATCTCGTCCTGTGTGAACAGGTCTTGAATCAATGGCATACCTCGCTCGCATTGTCGAATCGCTGACTCTACTGCCCGCAGTTCTCGGTCGTGTAGCTTATAAGACAGCCCCACGATAACGTCGTACAGCTTGTCCTCGAACGCCACTATCCTCCATGGATTGACTGAATTGGTAGTCAGTTTTTCTACGACATACACAGGGGAGTCAGTATCTTTTACGACACGTAGTTGGTGACCAATGAAGAGTACACGAGTAAACATGTCAATGTGGTCATCGAACACAGCATCGGTGAACTCGTAGCACACCCGCCCATCTTCAAGTCCAGCGCGTAGCGGATTACCCTTGCGTACTGCCTTGAGATATTTGCCTCTCTTGATAGACCTTTTAACGTCTTCGTTGTGGTCTAGTAGCTCTTGGTTGTCAATGCTCTTTTTGCCTAAGACAAATTCTAAAACTCGGTTTATGTCGTACTCACTAACACGACTGCTGTATGATGAATGGCTTGACCCATTGCCGTTCGCCTCCTCCAATACAGCCTCACCTTCCTCACATAGCGATATCGTGTAGTCAGACTTGTTTGGTACGACTTCAACGAACCGCTTGCATATAGCCACATCATCCCCACTAATTACAGACAACCTAGCCTTTGCCATAGCCTTGGCGTTCTCCGGTTTTTGGAGCTGATAGTAATCTGCTGGGATGAGGCCGAAGCTGTTAGCTGTAAGCTTGATGTACTCGTCTCGGATTGCTCGCTCAATCTTGTAGATGTTTGCAAACGAATCTTTGCGTAGTCTTACAAGTGCGATGATGGCTGACTTGGAATCAGGCGTGAAGGCAATGTCGTTTTTCTTGGTAACTCTCATATTGAATTGTTTTTAATGATGTCTTCTGTAGTAATAACGCGGCAAGTTTGCTGTTATTGTGCGCAGTATGTTAACGGATGTTAATCCTTCACGTAGTTCTCGTCTAAGGTCACGAAGACCTTTACCTCCACGCATTCGCCGAATAGTCCTGTCAGGTCACATCCACAGATGTATCGCTCACTTGACGTGCACTCGAACTCGATGCTAACAAAGTCTGGGTAGTCCTCCTCAGCCGTCGCGTTATACCAACCCACCTCACGCTCAAGGAGGAACTCCTCGTTTGCGTTGAGACCCTCGAAGTCTCCGTTGAAGATTGCAGGAAGGAAGTGCTTGCCGCAAGTCATGGTGTCTATCTTAATCATTTTCTGTCCCATACTATTTTCTGTTTAGTGTCCGGCGGCGCGTCTAGCCTTCCATCCATTAGGCTTGTGAAACTTGGTCTTTACAGCCTCACCTTGATACGCCCAAGAGTCCTCAAGCGGAGTCAGGTTCTTTCCATACCAAACCTCATCGACGTTCCAGCCCTTAGTCCTCTCCATGTATGCAATGAAGTTGTCCACGTGGCTCTCGTTGTTGAACGTCTTGGAGCATGCCCATGTGCCCTTCCCCCATGCACTACCAGTGTAGAACTGGATGGTGGCGCGGAACTTGCGGTCGGTTCGGACTACTCCAGTCTCTGGGTAGCTTGCGTAGGCAATCGGTGTTGAGTCGTATTTTTTCATGTTTCTCTCGTTTCTATAGTAGTAACGCTGGATGTATTCGTTTTATTGTGCGCTACTTGTGAATTAATGTTAACGCCCCGAAGGGCGGAGGGGAGGCTCACGCCTCTCCCCCCATGATGAAGTCCACAGCCTTCATTGCCTTGTTCGCGGCAGACAGAGCCATCTTCGGCTTGTCCTTCAACTGCTTGACCCAGTTGTTGACGTAGGCTTGGCTGTTCACGTGGTCATCCTTTGGCTTGATGCCTGTGAGACCCACGAGGAACTGCGCACCAATCTCAGCCACCAGCTCCTCTTTGCTGTAGTCCTCAGACCCGAAGGCAGCCACCTTGTTCAGGCGATTCAAGATATCCTCGTGACCAGTGCTGTGCACCAACTCATGAAACAGAGTCTTGTAGTAGTCATCGTTGGTGACGAAGGTCTCAGGCTTGGGCATCTGGACGTGGTGGCGCATTGGAGCGTAGAACGCGCTGGCTCCGCCGTGACCCAACGTGGGCTTGTGCTTGGTGGGGTACAGCTCTGCGTACACCTTCTCAGCCTCACCGATTGGATTGAACTGCTCCGCTGGCTCGACCGGAGTCATGGGCTTGCGGCGTGGCTCGATGCCTTCGCACTGGGCGATGTTGAACACGTTCCAGAGGCGTGGGCTGAAAAGCTTGTCGAACGCCATGCCTACAGGGATGTCCTGAATCTTGCGGTAGAACTTGCCGTCCTCACCCTTGTAGCTGATGTTCCAGAACACAATCTCAGTTCCTGTAGAACCCTTAACCACATTGCCGCCAGCCTTAGCCGCCTGCTTGTAGGTCAACCATTCGTTGTGCTCGTAGCCATTGGCCGTCTGCTCGATGCAGAGGAACAGCTGGTTGAGACCACGATAGGCTTTCCCCGTGGTGTTATTGATGGGCATCAAAGCACCCATGCCGTCACCTGCGTTCCAAGGCTTGAACCACTGGAGACCCTTGGTCTGGAGACCTTCGATGATGCGGTCGGTGACCTGCTGGTAGACGTCTTTCTTCGCTTTGCTCATGGCTTTCAATTTGTGGGGAGACTGGATTGCCTCCCCTGTTTCTATAGTGTTAACGTATCTCGGTTTCTGCTTATTGTGCAAGTGCTGAGAAATCTCCCATGCCGATACTGGACTTGAGATTGATGTGCGTTCTCCTGATATCGTTCATCGTGCTCCTTGCGGCTACTAGCTCGTCTAGGGCTACTGCCTCACGCTCTTGGATATTGCGCTTAGTCTGGTCGCACAAGCACAAGGCTTCAGCGGTTCGCAACTCACTTTCGATGGATTCAAGGCTGAACTTAGCCATCCCGAATGCAGTCTCAGCAAGGACTCTGGCACTCTTCAAGTGCATCTCAACCATTTCGATAGTCGCTTGCAATCCGTTGTTTTTGTTGGTTATCTCGTTCATAATCAGTGTGTTATGTGGTTTATGTTATCTATTTAGCTATCGCGTTGTTGAGTGTATAACGGATATCAATCTTGTTCTAGTATGAGCTAATTGCCAACAGATGTTAATGCCCCATTTGTGGGTAGCGTATAGGAGCAACCGAATGCAGGGGTGGTGATTGTGCCTTGGGTCTTTGGTTCTCGTCCACCAATCGGTTGTCTGTAGCTCACGTCTCAGACCATGGATGGAGCAGGCCATCGACCAGACCAGCAGAGCACGCAAGCAAAAAGCTAGAATGTTTGGCGGCAACCCGACACGTTTGCAGGGGGTGGGGTCAGCGATTGCGTTTCGGTTTGCGCAGCGTAGCGTCTGTGTGTATGTATAATCCCCCGGGCATACATTACTCATCGCTTTTTTCACCTGAAAAGCGTATCAGCATGAGGGTTTTAAATACTACTTTTGTCGGGCAATCGTTTTCAATCTCATAAAGGCACTTGACTTTCTAAATTTTTTCGTGTACCTTCGCATAAGCTTAGCAACGGACG